CACCTTTAGGACCTGTCATGCCATCACTTCCTGTAAACCCTCTTGGACCTGTCATGCCATCACTTCCTGTAAACCCTCTTGGACCTGTAACACCATCACTTCCTGTAAACCCTCTTGGACCTGTCATGCCATCACTTCCTGTAAACCCTCTAGGACCTGTAACGCCATCACTTCCTGTATCACCTTTAGGACCTGTCATGCCATCACTTCCTGTAAACCCTCTTGGACCTGTCATGCCATCACCTCCTGTAAACCCTCTTGGACCTGTAACACCATCACTTCCAGTATCACCTTTAGGACCTGTAACGCCATCACTTCCTGTAACCCCTCTTGGACCTGTAACGCCATCACTTCCTGTAAACCCTCTTGGACCTGTAACACCATCACTTCCAGTATCACCTTTAGGACCTGTCATGCCATCACTTCCTGTAAACCCTCTTGGACCTGTAACACCATCACTTCCAGTATCACCTTTAGGACCTGTCATGCCATCACCTCCTGTAAACCCTCTTGGACCTGTAACACCATCACTTCCAGTATCACCTTTAGGACCTGTCATGCCATCACTTCCTGTATCACCTTTAGGACCTGTCATGCCATCACTTCCTGTAAACCCTCTAGGACCTGTAACGCCATCACTTCCTGTAAACCCTCTTGGACCTGTAACACCATCACTTCCAGTATCACCTCTAGGACCAGTCGGTCCAGTATAACCTGTATCACCTTTCGGACCTTTTTGACCTATAGCAGATGCACCTGTTGGACCAGTATCTCCTTTAGGTCCTTGACCTCTTAAATCACAACAACGTTGAGACCCTAAATATTGGGTATAATTGGTATAATATCTGGACATATATAATGTGAAAATATTATATTTATAACAAATGACTAATTATCGGTTTAAGTATCTGACGGTAACTGTACTAAACATAATTTGATTTCACCTAAACTCGCCACATTATATTTTACGACTAAAGGTAAATCATTTTCCAAAAAGATTTCAATTTGCTGGCATAAATTGGTGCATTTAATAAAATAACTCAAATTCTTTAGAGAGAATTCACCTTGAATAATCTTAGACGAATCTTGTTTCGACGAAAACGACATTCCAGACATTCCATCTGATTCTGCACGATGAATTTCAGCAGACGCAAATGGTCCAGAACATTTAAAGATCAATTCATTGCCTACCGATTTGATTTCCAATTTATCGGAAATACATGATAAATCGCGGATAATCTTTTGAAAATCACATGACGGTAAATTGATGATGGATGAAAATGTTACATCTGGATATGTCAATTCTTCTGGTTCAGGTTCAATCAATCTCAACTTATGCGTTTTACATTGCTTGACACTACCATTTTCATATTTCAAGGTCAAGTGTGATACAATACCATCCACATAATCCGAATTTTCAATATAAATGGTTAAGGTTTCTTCGCTTTCAATTGTATTGATCAACTTGAATAAATGAAACATATTCACACCAATGATAATCTTCTCTTGCTTGCATTCATAGAATTCGAAATTCTGTGCGCCTAAAAACAAATGGACTAAAATAGTATGAGACTTATCCATATTAGTAATTCTCATTCCATCTGGTTCAAAGGTGATATTCGTTTCTAATAATATATCTTTTAGTGCAGTCATAAGGGTTCTAAAGGGTGTAATTTGAACCGTTTTAATAGTTAACACATTTCCTGTCGATGACGAATGGTTAGATTTATTGAGAATTGTGGACATTTTTATACTAAAGTGAATACTTTAATCTTTAAATACTTATGCGTCCAAATTGTTTATTTTAACGCAAACAAACAATAAATAAAAAATGAATAATAATACAATGAATGTTTATAATAATCTATTTCATGTGATTTAAACTTTAGGCACTCTTCTCGTTCCATGTCCATATTTTTTTCTTGCACGTTTTGCCAAAGTCAGCGCTTTTGAAGAAGGTTTACATCCTTGTTCTAAAATAGAATAATCCACTGCAGCCGCCTTTCCTGCCGTAATAGAACTCGCCAGTCTTGCTATTCCCCACGATTGTGCAGTCTGATTGGGTCTTGAACCAGACGAATAATACGCACCTGCGCCTTTATTGATTATTTTGGCAAGAGCGCGTTTTGAGCACCCAGTTGCTTTTGCCAACTTATTGGTAGCGCCGATCTTTTGCACGTGATACATTTTTTCTGCCTTGACAATATGTTTGGATTTGGTGGAAGTAAATGATTTGACAGGCGATCGTTTATAGAACATTCCCTGTTTATATAATCTGCGTGATTTCATTATTTCTCTCCTTTGTTTTCGTTTATCTTTGGCAGTAAGTCGTTTTGGTAGATATCGCAGATTTATTTTTTTCATAATATATTAGAATCAGAAATTATAATCTGATATAACAAAATAAGTATTTTAAAACAACTATTTAAAAACAATCAATTCATAGTTTTACATGAACGATAAAAAAATGCATTGTTTTAGTTCGGTCGACAAATTGTATGAAATGTATAAAGATAACGACTATATGTTACAGAGAATTTATAATCATGTTGTGTTACATTTACCAAATACACTTGAAACCGAGTCCAAAAATCATGAAAAACGCATAAATTTGAATACTTCTTTATCAGAAGAGCAACAAATTTTTATACAGGTATTTTTAAGTAAAAACAATTATTATTATCTTCCACAAAGTGGGTTTTTTTATGAATATAATGGTAAGGATTACTTTATTGTAAAAGAGGACGATATAATTCATAACCTTCTCTCTTCTATCTCTCGAGACAGAACACTTCTTCAATGGAAACATAAAACCAAATTAACTGTTTTGAAACAAATCAAAGAGAGACATTTGTTTACATCCATACCAGAAACAGATACCATTCAAAATGTGTTGAGTGTTTTATATCCTGCCATATTTTCATCCAAAAATTACGCTAAATATTTCTTGACCATTTTGGGTGATAATATCTTGAAAAAAAATACCCATCTCACCTTTTTCATATCGCCGAAACTGCGTCAATTATTGAACGAATTGGAACATGTTTCCATATCATCGATTGGTAATGATAATGTGTCCTTTAAATTTGTGGTAAAGCATCATGAGAGTCATTTGTTTGACAATTATCGTATTATAAAAATCAATGAAACCATATCGACGGATTATTGGAGAGATATATTGAAAAAAATTGGTTTGAATTTGTTATGTGTTGCAGCGCATTATTCCAATCGTTATGAACATTCAGATACTTTTTTGGCAAATATGGTGGATAACGAATTGACAGATTCTGTTTGTTTATTAAAGAAGACGACACCGTCCGATATAGTAAACCAATTTATAGAAGAGTGTCTCGATAAAACCAATGCAACGGATGAATATCAAATTGAATGGAAGAATTTGCATTTTGTCTGGAAGCAGTTTCTCTCGAGCAAGGAATTACCAAATGTTATCTATTCCACCCAATTAAAGAATTTGTTATCCGAGTCTATACACTATGATAAAGAATTGGATGTATTTAAAGGTATAACAAGCAAACATTTACCTTATTATAAAGACTTTATTCAATTTTGGGAGACCACGATAAAGAGTGATATAACCGAAGATTTGAAGGATGGGTTTGAAAACGAGTTTGAAATGGAGGAGATTTATTCGCTCTTTAAAATGTGGTCTAAAAATAAAAATGTATTGTCTGAAGAGACTATTTTAAAGATTTTAAAACATTTTTTTCCAGGGGTTGAAATCGTGGAGGATAAATTTATTTTGCATATCAAATCAACGTCTTGGGATAAAGTGTCGGATATTAATAAGTCATTACCTTATATAAAAACGATGATTCAACAAAATCAACCATTGACATTGATTTCCATTGATGATATGTATACTCATTATCGTACCTATTTTATTATCAACTCCGCTAAATTTATAGTGAGCAAACGATATTTCGAGAAATATATTTATTTCACATTTGCCGATTATGTGGTGTATGATAAGTTTTTGAAATCGGAATGGATCAATACTTAAAAAAGAAATAAAGATTCCATAAAGATAAAATAAGTATAATATGCTTGTTTATTTTAACATTATAATATAGAATCATGTATTCCTATAGACAATTTACGCCTGGTGGTCGTAAGGACACATCACGCATTATTAAATATGTTTCTGAATATAATGCATTATATGGTGCAGACGGTGAAATCAATACATGTTATTGCATTCCTGATAAATATGACAAAAACACGCCTGGATCAAGTTCACCGTCTGCCAAGGTTTCATATGCAACAAGAATTTCCAACGTGATTCAAAATGCCAAAGGTGGAAAATCGCAATATGGGAATTTCTATTTAGGACAACCATTGAATGTTAATTATTTAGGAAGATTGGAAGGTATGCCTGGTGGAAGCGGAATGCCTCCTATCAATCGATTTTAACACATAATATTCAGATTATAAAATAATAGATCATATAAATCATTGAATATATATTTTATTTTCTCGTTAAAATATATAATGACAGAACATACATTTGGTAGTAAAGCGCAAGTGTGGCATGGAACTGCCAGAAAAACATCAGGCGGACTTACTAAAAAAGATTTAATGAAGAACAAACATGGACGCATTATTTCAAGACGTAAGCATAGTATCGGAAAAAGAAGTATTAAGCATTTACGTAAAATGGGATACATTGCAAAGAAGGGTGAATTTACATTGTTCCATAAACACAGAAAGGGTAAGCATAGTCGTAAAATGAAGGGTGGTATGAATGGTGGTCCATTATCACCATCTTCCTATGATGGTCAAGGCGTCGGAACATCTGGTGTTGCTCTTCAAACTGGTGTTGCAACCAGTCATGCTGTTTAAAATGCATAATAAATATTTATGAAATAATATAATAAAATATTTTTATTATTATTATTATTATTATTATTATTATTATTATTATTATTATTATTATTATAATTATTAATAATGAAAAAAATTGATATTGAAAACGAGTTAAATATAAATGAACATATATACTAATAATGAGTGCCTCTGACGAATTATTCTTCGACGTTCAACAAAAGACTGATAAGCAACATATCCTCGATAATCCAGATACCTATATTGGGTCGGTGGAAACCATTGATGCCAATATGTGGATTATGAGTGAAGATGGGTTATCTATTGTTGAGAAAACCATGAATTATATTCCAGGACTATTCAAATTATTCGATGAAGGTATTGTGAATTGTCGTGATCATGTGGTTCGAATGCAGACAAAAGTGAATGCCAATGTTGAAAATGCATTACCTGTGTCTCATATTGATATCAGTATTGATGCAAATGGTTCTATTACAATGACCAATGACGGAAATGGGATAGATGTTGCAGAGAAGGATGGCGTATGGATTCCAGAGTTGGTTTTCGGTCATCTCAGAACATCGACCAATTATAATAAGGAGGAAAAGAAAATTGTGGGTGGAAAAAATGGGTTTGGGTTTAAATTGGTATTGATTTGGTCAACATATGGTCGCATTGAAACCGTTGACCATATTCGAGGACTCAAATATATTCAAGAATATAAGGATAACTTGAATGAGATTTGTAAACCGTCCATTACCAAATGTAAAACCAAACCATATACGAAGATCACATTCACGCCAGATTATGCAAGATTAGGCATTTCTGGATTATCTCCAGATATGATTGCCTTACTGAAAAAACGCGTTTATGACATCGGTGCCATCACTGATAAAAATATTAAAGTCAAATATAATAATGAATTGATTCCTATCAAAAATTTTGAACAGTATATCAACATGTATATTGGCGATAAATCGACAACCACCAGAGTATATGAATCGGACGGAGAAAGGTGGGAATATGCAGTGGCAATGACTCCATCCAATAATTTCATGCAAGTGTCATTCGTAAACGGCATTCATACATCCAAAGGCGGTAATCATGTCGACTATATTGTGAATCAAATAATTCGTAAACTCGTAGACTATATTGAAAAGAAAAAGAAAACAAAAGTATCTGCGTCCATGATCAAAAACCAACTCATGTTATTTTTGAGATGTGACATTGAAAATCCGGCATTTGATAGTCAGACCAAAGATTGTATGAATACTCCTTCCAATAAATTCGGATCCAAATGTGAAATCAGTGATAAATTCATTGAAAAGGTTGCAAAAATGGGTGTCATGGATGCCGCCTTGGATTGGAATCACTTTAAACAAAAAAGGGATGCCAGAAGAACCGATGGCACGAAATCGAAGAATATTCGAGGCATTACTAAATTAACCGACGCGAATTGGGCAGGAACTGATAAATCAAAAGATTGTATGCTCATTTTATGTGAAGGAGATTCTGCTAAAGCAGGTATTTTATCTGGATTATCATCCGAAGACCGTAATACAATCGGCGTCTATCCTTTAAAGGGTAAGTTATTAAATGTTCGAGGTGAATCGGTGAAAAAGATTGCGGACAATAAAGAAATTACCGAAATCAAACAGATTTTAGGTCTGGTCACTGGTAAGAAGTATCAGACTTTAGAAGATGTGCATAAATATTTAAGATATGGTAAGATATGTTTCATGACGGATCAGGATTTAGATGGTAGTCATATTAAAGGATTGAATGTGAATTTATTTGCTTGTGAATGGCCTTCTTTGTATGAAATTCCTGGGTTTATTGGGTTTATGAACACTCCGATTTTGAAGTCTAAAAAGGGGTCAAGCGAATTACAATTCTATAATGATGGTGAATTTGAAAAGTGGAAAGAACAGAATGATATTAGTGGATGGACCATTAAATATTATAAGGGGTTAGGAACTAGTACTGGTAAGGAATTCAAGGAATATTTCAAGAATAAAAAAATGGTGGAGTTTGAGTTTAATGGTAAAGATTCCGATGATGCGATTGATATGGTCTTTAATAAAAAGCGAAGTGATGATAGAAAAGATTGGTTAAAATATTATGATCGAAATGCATACCTTGACACTGGTAAAAAAAGTGTTTCTTACGAAGAATTCATCCATCGTGAATTTATCCATTTCTCAAAAAAGGATTGTGATCGAAGTATTCCGAATGTAATGGATGGTCTTAAAACGTCCCAGCGAAAAATCATCTTTGCTGCATTCAAACGTAACTTGAGATCTGAAATCAAAGTTGCTCAATTTTCAGGATATGTATCTGAGCATTCAGGATATCATCATGGTGAAGCGAGTTTGAATGGAGCAATCGTTGGCATGGCGCAAAATTTTGTGGGTTCCAATAATATCAATTTGTTCGTCCCCAATGGTCAGTTTGGAACCAGATTACAAGGTGGTAAAGATAGTGCTTCTGAAAGATATATCTTCACCTTATTGAATAAAATCACCAGAACCATTTTCCAGCAATCAGATGATGCTATTCTGGAGTATTTGAATGATGATGGATTGCAAGTGGAACCTATTTATTACGCGCCCATTATTCCGATGATTTTAGTCAATGGATCGAATGGAATTGGTACAGGATTTAGTACGGATATTATGTGTTATAATCCACTACAACTGATTGACTATTTGCAGAATAAATTACAAGAGAAAAGTAATGACGATATGGACTTTATTCCTTATTATGAAGGGTTTCATGGAGAGATTACAAAAATCAGTGATAATAAGTTCTTGATGAAAGGTAAATATGAAAAGGTGGATACAGACAAGATTCGTGTTACGGAATTACCAGTCGGTGTTTGGACTGAAAAATTTAAAGAATTACTTGAAGAATTGATTAATCCGCCAGAAAAAAAAGAGAAAGACGAAGATGAGAAGAAAGAGAAGAAGAATGAGAAGAAGAATGAAGATAACAAGAAAACAGACGAAGATAATAAGAAAAAGGATAAAGAAAAGGAAAAAAGAATTCCGCTCGTTAAAGATTATGATGATATGAGTAAAGATACCAGCGTTGATTTTACCATCACATTTTCCAAAGGAAAATTAGAAGAATTGGAAAATGCTAAAGGAGATCATGGGTGTAATGGTGTAGAAAAAGTATTGAAATTATATACTACTAATACCACTACGAATATGCATTTGTTTGATGCAAATGACACATTACATAAATTCGAGAAGGTATCGGAGATTATTGATTCGTATTATGGTGTAAGATTACAATTATACCAATCAAGAAAAGAATATATGATTCAACAGTTGCAACATGAATTGATGCGTTTATCGAATCGTGCTCGATTTATTCAAGAGAATTTGGATGGTTCCATTGATTTACGTAAGAAAACATCCGAAGTCGTTACGAATATATTAGAATCCAAGTCATATGATAAAATGGTTGAAGGAGGGGGAAATGAAGTATCCTATAAGTATTTAACCAAGATGCCAATGGATTCAGTGACTGAAGAAAATGTGGATAAGTTGAATAGAGAGAAACAGAGTAAAGAAATGGAATTAGAGACTTTGACAAATACCAGTATTCAGACTATGTGGTTACGCGAATTAGATGTATTGAAAGAACAATATATGGAATATAGAGAAGAACGTAATAGAGATGTATCTAGTGGAGAAGAAAACCCTAAACAAAAAAAGAAGGTTGTGAAACGTTTGAAAATGAATAGTTAAATAGATATGAGTAAGAATATATCATAATGTGTAACAAATAGTTTTATATAAATATTATTTTTTTTATTAAAAAATTGATTTCCAATAAAGTGTTTATTTCGATTATAATGAATTAGAATTATGACAGAACAATTAATAGACTTGAATGCATTTGAAATTTCTTCTAACTCTATTCAAACTATTTGGGATATAGAAAATGCTGAAAAACAACAATTGATCAATTTTATTGAAAACAAAATAGAAGAAAAATATTTAAAAAAATTTGATTATTACGACCAACTATTATTATCATTACAAAAAGAACATTTCGATCAAATGTCAAAACTGTTGGATGAATTAAATAAAACAAATGAATATTTATACAATTTACAAATGAAAAACTCTAATAATATGATATATATTTCTGTTGATATTGAAAATGCAAATTATTTGCCAAATTATAGTTATGGATTTTTGGTGTATAATAAGTATGAAACGAAGGTTTATTGTGACAGATTATATCCTCAATTAATGGAAATGCCTAATTTAACAGAATTAAAATTAGATTTTTGGGGCACATTTACTGATAGATTTAATTGTAATTATTATAATTATGATTCTTGTTATTCATTTGTAAAAAACGTGTTTAAAGATAATGTTGGAATTAAATTAATAAATGTAAATAAATTAGAAATTAAATGGGGAAAAGGTTTTCACTTGAAACAAGATATAGACAAAGATTTTAACTATCAGTATAGAACAACCGAAGATAATTATAAAAGTATTTTAAACAAAAATGGTTTTATGGCATTTCCTAATCTGAAACATTTAATTATTTATTTAAACAATGATGTAAATTTTGATTACCAAACTAATAATATAAGAGTAGCACAAGGAATTGTAGAATTAATTGAATTTTATCCTTGTAAAATAAATAAAATAACGATAATTCTTGAAAAAGAGAAACGTTTAGAATTTATAGGGAGTTTAGAACCATTAAGATTATTCGCTTCGAATAATAGAATAGAATGTTTAATTGAATAAATAAAAGATTAATATTCAAATAAACAAAAGTGTAAATATTTTACATTTATATTTTTCATTTTTTTCATTTTCTCTCTAAAACCAACTCTTTAATTCTAATTGTCTATCATTATTTGATGCTTGTACTGGATGTGCCAATGGTACAACTAATGTACTGGCATCATCTATATATTTCATATAACCTTGTGCTTCACTATACACTTGTTGCACACAATAATCCAATACGATTTTATTCAATTCGCGGATTTGGTCTGGGATATTAGAAGGTTTATTTAATGAATGCTGTAAAAAGACACTCCTCATGACAATTTTCAGTGAATCACAGTCTTGAGGTCCGATGACATATTGACCATTTGAGCGTTGATATACCCCTGCTCTGATTCCGTTTTGAATAATGGATATATTTTCGCGAGAGAAATAGGCGTTGGATAAAGGCGTATTATCCCATAATCCTTCTACTGGATTTCTGTAAGTAACACATTGGTTGGCAGGTATTTTATCGTATAGTTGAAACAATGCTGAAGTATTAGGCGATTTGATATTGACACGTCCATTATTATTTTGATTCATTATATAAAATAAGCAAATAGAAAAATTATATTCATTTATTTTATATGGATACATTTCAAAAAATCGTTTTATTTAGTGCCATCATTGTATTAATCATATCTTTAGTAGTGATTGGCATGGCATTATCTTATTCGAAAGACCAGCAATGGCCGCCTATGACGCCAGACTGTCCAGATTATTGGTCCATTGATGGTTCTGGTAATCATGCTGTTTGTGTCAATAGAAAAGATTTAGGCATTTGTCCACCTAAAAGTGGAGAGAAACATTTAACCATGAATTTCAATACGTCTGCTTTCACCGGAAGCAATGAAGCATGTGCTAAATATTCCTGGGCGAAAAGATGTAGAGTTGCATGGGATGGAATCACTTATGGCGTCAATAATCCATGCCAAACAAGTTAAAGTTCGTGGTGGGTGCCAAATGTGAAGATTGCCGGTGCCAAATGTGAAGATTCACAAAATAAAGGAATTCCTCTATTTTTTGTATCTTTTGGCAACGATTTAAACATAACATGGTTACATATATATTTATGATCTCGATTTCAACATTACCTGACGAATTACTAATGCTTATAAAGGAATATATCCCTGCACGAATAATGGTGCATTTGAATACGTATTATTATGCATTGTATCACTCGCATTTGAGACCATATATAAAGTACTATGAAACATACGTTCGACACATGATTCAATACGATTATTCTTTTATCTTTCAACAGATACTTCGAGAGAATGTCACCCATTGGATTCGAAATCGAAATTATCGTTATAAAAGCATTGCCTTTAATAATTATATTTATTTTATCTTGTATTTTTGCAATGAACATAAATCCACCAATTGTCGCGAACTATTAATACAAGAATTTGAAAAACGTGATTTGTATAAAAACCTACATAAAAAGAATGTTGTTAAATATATAAATGGAAAACATACCTTTAAATGCACTTTTACATAGAGAAGAGCAAGAAAACGCCATTAAATCCATTCTCAAAGAATTTGAGTTGAACAAATCGAACATTCTATTCAAACGAGGCATTTATATTTATGGAGATCCAGGAACAGGAAAATCTGCCTTCATTACCAATATCCTCAAGGAAATGGATTACGACATTATTAAATATGACGCAGGGGATATCAGGAACACGGCAGTGATAGAAGATATCACCAAACATAAAATGGCGGATCGCAATGTGATGAGTCTTTTCCATAAAAAAGTCCAAAAAATCGCCGTCATTATGGACGAAATCGATGGCATGAATAATGGCGATAAAGGCGGTATTAATCTGCTCATCAAATTGATTCGACCTAAAAAAACGAAAAAACAAAAACTCGAAAAAACGACCATGAATCCCATAATATGTATTGGCAATTATCACGTGGATAAAAAAATCAAAGAACTGATGAAGGCATGTAATGTGATTGAACTTAAAACGCCTACTCCGCCCCAATTATCTCGGATTTGTGATGAAGTCTTGCCAAATGTGTCGAGTGAATTGAAATCCATGATTGTACAGTATTCGCAAGGCGATTTAAGGAAGTTATCCAACATTTTCCATTTACATAAAAACAAACCGGATTGTTTTACGATTGAAATACTTAATAAAATATTTCAAATGAAATCGTATAATGACGACACGAAAATAATTACCAGTAAATTATTGCATCAACAGTTCTCTCTAGATGACCATAATCATGTTATGAATGAAACGGATAGAACAAGTGTCGGATTGTTATGGCATGAAAACATCATCGACGTCATTGAAAAAATGGATAAGAAGGTCTCCATTCCATTTTATATTGAGCAATTGAATAATATCTGTTTTGCGGATTACATTGACCGAATAACCTTTCAAAAACAAATCTGGCAATTTAATGAAATGAGTTCATTGATCAAAACATTTAAAAACAATAAACATTATCATGAAACATGTGCATTGTTACAAAATCCATCGAACTTATCATATCGACAACACGAAATTCGGTTTACGAAAGTTTTGACCAAATATTCAACTGAATTCAATAATTTGAAATTCACGCAAGCATTATGTCGAAAGTTAGGTATGGACAAAAAGGATTTATTTGGGTTTTTCATTGAACTGAAACAAAAATATACCGACGAACAAATTCGCGAATTATTGAGCAACCATGAAATCGTAAACACTGAAATCAATCGAATGTTCAGATATATTGAAAAATTCATTAAAGAAGATGCTGCCGGAATACTCGATAAAGAAATAGAATGTGACGATGATGATGACGATGATGATACGGTAGACATGGATTAACTCAACCACCAGGTTCGTCCCAATACTTCTTTTTTAGATCCCTTTTTATACACCTCCATCGTTCTGATTGCATATAAATTGTCAAACCATTTATTTATAAACGACACTAATTCGTCATTCTTGATTGACAGATTGAATTGTTTGGAATATTCTTTTTTCACTTTCTCTCTTATATGTATCATAGAATCCACCAATCCTGAAAGATCTTGGTCACACGTTTTCAGGTCAGGTCGTAACCCTGCATGATGTAATATTTCAGATCCCCATGCAACTCCAATGCCTGATATCTTCGACTGGTCCAATAAAAGTCCTGCCAACTTTTTTTTGGAGTGGGTCCAAGAATCCACTTCTTTCTGAAGTTCCGTTTTGGCACCGGACATCCAATCAATTCCAAGGTGTTTTATTTCGTCTTCGTAATGATGAAACGGTTTAGTATCGCCAGGTAACCATCCATTATTCAGTTTATCGATTTCATATTGACCATCTTTTTCATGTATTTGAACGCGACCAGACATTCCAAATGACCAATTTTCTCTCTTCTTTTTATGAATCACAAATAAATGTTTTCCGTAAGATTGAGTCATATTGTCATCCTTAAATAACGCATTAATAGATTTACTTAATACCCAAATTTCAGGTCCTTCTGGCATATGTTATTCTATAGTCAATCGTTTTTAGGCATTTTTATATAACAACAATATACTTACTAAACCGATTTAAAGACATAGCATGATAGTAGATTATAACAAGCAAAACATGTACGAAGACGATTACTTCAATCCTGTAGAACCTAATGATTATGATGATGTCAATGATATTCGTTTAAATGATCCTCATAGAAAAGATGTGGGCGTTAATTATTTAACTAGAAAGATTCAATTAGATAATCATAAAACAAAAAACATTCGCGTAAAAGTATTCACATCTAGTGGTCCAGGTTCTTATATTCGAGACGCAGAATCTGGGTCTTATTATCCAAACAAGGTTGGTTCCAAAGACGAAGATTTGTTTTATAAGGTCATGGTATCTACAGGTGAGTGTAAAAGTGCGAATGGATCCAATACGTTGTTTTATTGCTCTCCGCAACATTATCAAAATCATTTATTGGATTATAGTTTTCAAGAAGTGGATAATGATAGCGTTTTAAAATGGGAGAGTAAGCGTGACGCTCGATTAAAGGAATTAAAGAAAAAAAAGGGATTTTAAATCACCAGTAACCATTAATTATTTATAGACAATTTCTTATTTTTTATTATATTAATAAGAAATACAAATACTTAAATAACTCTTTCTAACTATGTATTATTCATGGGTAAAAAAAGCAAGTTTCCGTTTGTGAGTATATGCACGCCGACCTTTAACAGACGCCCTTTTATTCCAATGGCAATCAAGTGTTTCGAACACCAAACCTATCCAAAAGACAGAATGGAGTGGATTATTGTCGATGATGGAGATGATAAAATAGAAGATTTGGTCTCGCACATCCCTCAAGTCAGATATGTCAAATACGACGAAAAAATGACACTTGGAAAAAAACGAAATATTACTAATGACATGGCAAAAGGCGATATCATAGTCTATATGGACGACGACGATTATTATCCACCAGAGCGTGTTAAACATGCGGTTGATACCTTGAAAGGAAGTAAAGCATTATGTGCAGGATCCAGTGCCATGTTTATCTATTTCAAACACATAGATAAAATGTTACAATTTGGTCCTTATGGTCCGAATCATGCAACTGCGGCAACCTTTGCGTTTAAACGAGAATTATTAAAACAAACCAGATTTGATGAGTCTTCGTCGGTGGCAGAAGAGAGAAAATTCTTGAAAGATTATAAGATACCATTTGTTCAATTAGAATCGAATAAGACCATATTAGTATTTTCACATGACCATAATTCTTTTGATAAGAAGGAATTGTTAAAGCAAATGCCAAACCCCAACATTCATGAAACGCCATTGACGCCGAAAGATTTTGTCAAGGAGGAGGATATATTGCATTTTTTCATGGAGGAGGTAAATGACTTGTTGAAGCAATATGAACCTGGAAATCCAGAAAACAAACAAGATGTGAAAAAACAATTGTCGGATTTGAAAGTGGAGAGAGAAAAACAAATGCAGGACCATATCAAGAAGCAAATGGAATATAAAGACACCTTAAGTAAATTGAATGTTATTATGAATAAAAAAGATCGATCTGAATCAGATATTGTTCAGCAATTGACCAATGAAAACACCCAATTGAGAGAACAAGTGGAATATTTGAATGGCAAAATCAAGCAACTCATTGCCATGCAAATTGAACAGAAAAAGAATGTATCCCTTTAAGTTGTTTTATAAATATATATATATGAAAACTACTTAAAGACCTAATTTATCCCTTACCCATAATCAAGTTATATAGAAATCCGTGTTTTTTGGTGGATACTTTCGTGGAAATGCATTTTTTGGTTGCCTGTTTATAACTGACCAACGGCGTAAGATTGGTTTCTTGAATGGGTTGGAAAATGTCAAAGGAAATGATACCGCCATATATCAATCCAATCACCACTAAAGAAAAAATACCTTGCATGGTTCCCAATTTGGAGAATGCGAGCAATACTACAAACGCACTGATAATACCGACGATAGACAATTTATAATATTTAAAGACATCTTTGATAATGGTAAAGGAAGTCGCTTTCTTCCCATCAAGTAGTCCTTTATACATCATACAACTCAAATAACAATAAGATAATACGAAAAATGGCATGAATATCCAGACTCCTGCTCCCACAAAGAATAAGATTGAAAACAAAATTACCAAACCAATACCCAAACCAAAATTCAAGGGATCTGTGACCGATACCGACTCCCATTCTGGCAATCCGTCTCCGCTATCATTTGTATTCGTTTTAAAGAACCATGCCATATTGGCAAACCATAAATACACAATGTAAAACCAATTTAGGACGATGGTCATGGCAAATAATAAACCTGACATAAGCGGACCCAATAATACAAGAATGGTTTCTGGAATACTGTTCAATGAATTCATGACGGTATTGATGGTTGCATAATTGAAGGACATGATTTTTTCCATGATAGAGATGAAATAATTGCCCAAGAAATGAGACGACGATTTTTGTTTATATTCTCTAAACATGTCCAGCATTTTATCCGACGTGTTATATTCATCATAAGGAAATACCAATTTATTGGATAATTCGTCGGTAAAGGTCGTGAATATATTGGTTTTGATTGGTTGAATGGTGGGTTTAGAATCGGTGTAAGGATAACAACTTTCTTCCGTTGGCAGTATATTGGACTGTGCTAATTTACACATGTATAACACAACACCACTTCCGGAAAAATAAATGAATACGATGAGTATAAATACCAATAAAGATGTTAAAAACCCTACCAAATTGGATGCAAAGTTTTCTGGAAAGATGGAATGATCTGTTTTTTTATCATCTAATGCACTTGTATCTGACATTGGTTACTTATATTACAATAATATAAAATATTTAACAAAACAATATTTGATATTTGATTTGTTAAAGTGGATTTTTATATCCTTTCAATATATGAAATGGAATAACATCGTATGGATCGTTTCTATCTTCATTCTTTTATGTTTGATATTTCAGCAAATCCATTACTTATCCATCAACGATTATTGGCGTTTCGCTCAACAAGAGAAAGAGAGAGTGGAGGGATTTTCAAATGGTCCTATTCAAGAGTCGAGTGATACCAGTCATACCGTTGATATGCCATTAACCAATCCAAATAGTTGCCAGAACTTCTGCGGACCCAATGCAAGATGCGCCAAAACTGGACACCAATGTTTCGCCGATATAGACTGTCCAGGATGTCAACCAACCAGTCCTCATTCCAAACCAACAACTACTGATGTTCCAGGTGATAATGATGCAGGCAAATTAACAGTCGGTGTAACTCCCCAATATTCATCATTGACAAGTGGATATGGTACCCAAAAACGTATAGTTACCAATCAATTATATGGTAAACCATCACAAGCGAATTTCGGAACCAATCTATGGAGAAAATTGGCAGATGAAGGACAATCGTTATTTGATAAACGATACAAACCGACCCAACAAGCAAATGAATATATGCCAAAATATCCACCTATGTATAGTGCGACTGGTGAATTTTTGGGCGATGGACCTTTACCTTCGAATTATTAATGCAACTTTTTGCGTCACCAACTTTGGTGACAAATGTCACTAATTAATATATCATGCAAATATATTAATTGAATTATGGAACTATAAAGCATACATCGTAATAATACTTTTAATGGAATATATGTGAATTTTTTCGTCACGAAATTGTCACAAAGTTGGTGACGCAAAAAGTTGCAGGACCGTTTTTTTCGAATAAAATGTTTTATATTTGCAATCATACATTGTTTGACATAAAGCATAATTATGACGATAATATATTTTTTCAAGAATAAATAATTTCGTCAGTCAGGACTTTTTCGTTGAGTCATTTTTGGACATTTATTTTTGTCCATTTTTCAAAAATTTAAAAACTTTCCCACGACATTTTCGTGAATTTGTCTACACCTCTAGAGAAAAAATATTGAACTTTTTTTAAACAATTCCTACATTATGTAGAATATGCAATTATTTTTCACGAATAATGGTTACCTTTGAAATGTTATGAATAATCTTATCTTTCTTATCATCTTCCGTTTCCATAACTTCGATCACTAACTTATCATGCACGTCAGATACTTTGGAAGAAGAATTTTTATATTCCGGATATTTCTCTCGAAAGAGAGGTAACAATTTAATATTCTTATCGGCAATATTGGTAATAACCCTCTTTAACTTAGTCTTCTTATCGTCTTCCTTTACCCATTCACCTTCATCTTTAATGTACATAGTTTCTCTCTTTTTATCGGTGCAATGAATAGGTCTAACTGTTTCATCCAGGTTTTTCAGATTCTTGACAATGATTTTCGAGATTCCCTCTACATAACCCAATTCACCCACTTCCATTAAATCGCTCAATTGCAACTTAATCGAATCCACAAAATCCGTTATATTCATCGCATTTTTACAGGTCTCATTTAAAAAGAAATTCAAATTAAATGCTTTGTTATGAGAGTTAGTATTATTAGTATTATATGAATTGCTTATATTAATAATGTCATGTTCTGTTATTTTAGTAAGTATGGATTGCTGATTGGTTATCAGGTCAGCATTTTGTTTTAGTAATGTAAGAATCAACTCATCTTTATCCAATTGCATTAGACTTTGAGAATGTTTGCAATTGCCTCTATTATAGTGTTTCCATAATCCAGACTTGGTTTTAAATGACTTGGAACACGTCTCACAATCAAAATTTTCATTGATTTGCCACTTTTTGCCACTTTTTGCCACTTTTTGGTTTCCATTTAGTTCCAATGAGTGTTTAGATGTCATTAAATGTTTGGTCCAATTGTATTTTTTAGAGCATTTATAATCACAATGTTGACAATAAAAATTTTGAGTGCCACTTTTTGCCACTTTTTGGTTTCCAAAAGTTTCCATTTATTTCCATGAAGAAAATAAAAATCGAAAAAAAATGTTTTTTTTGTGATTGTAAAAATATTGACAAAAAGCATAATTGTGACGATAACGGTTTTTTTTCAAGATTTTTTTTTTCGTCAGTCAGGACTTTTTCGTTGAGTCATTTTTGGACATTTATTTTTGTCCATTTTGAAAAATTTAAAAAACTTTCCCAAGCCATTTTCGTGATTTTGTCTACACCTCTAGGGACCAAATATTTCAAAAAAACACAACAATTTATAGAATTTCCCTACATGACGTAGAGAGAAAGAGAAATTACCAATGATCTAAATTGTTAAACACCTCTTCATCTGTATGACAGTTGTCAATAAACGCGTTTAATTGTTGTGGATGATAGTTTATTTCAATTGTGGGCAATCTTACACGAAGTCATACCCAATCTCTAAATTGTATTTAAAATACCGATTTAATAAACCCTATATCGGTTCAAATTTATGACAATTTAGAGGATTGCCTTCTCCATCACTCATAGTCTCTAAACATTCATTGCAATATAACCCTCTCATATAAACACTACAAAATAATTCAGTTTCCAACCCATTTCTATCACAAATACAACAATATTTTCTTCTAATTTTTTCTTCTTTTATCAGTTTTTGTTGTTGTCTCTCTAATTCTTTTTGTTTATAATATTCGGCATCTTTTGAATATGGATTTTTTTCAGAATATTCCCATAACCATAGCGCTGGTTTATAGATATAAAATTTTTTCAAATGCTTACCTTTTTTTATTTTAATTGTTTTACTATCATGATGAAGTCCTAATTTATCGCATAATAAATGCAAATATTTTCTTTTGTCGCCATCTAATTTATTTATTATTATTGTATTTTCATTTGGCATTTCATAATTTATGTTATTTTGGTTTTCATATTCATTCGTCAAGTTGTTAATAAAATTCTTTAATAATAAATAGAATGGAACTTCCGTATTCAATTCTTGTTTTCTCTCAAATTCATTCCATATATTTTCATAAAATGGCGTGTTAATAACCATATTTTTATACGAATCCCAATTTTGTCTTATAGTTTCACTTGATAATGATTGTAAGGACATCATAATATAAAATATTATAATATATTTATATTGTGTTTGTAAAATATATAGTAAGTTATATTTATTAGATCAACTGGGTAATTGTAAATATAACAAAAATAAAGGAATTCCTCTAATTTATGTCGCGTATAATAATCCGGCATTTCCACCCAAGAATATCACCATATTTACTCTCTCTTCCATCAAATACATATTATAATTGTATCCATAAATACGCCATGTCGGTTTATTGATGCCTACTAAATCGCCTGTAGCAGGGTCGCAAATGGTTAGAACTTGGGCATATGGATCTGCTGGAGGAGTTATAGTGGTACATTCGAACTGAACATTTTTGAATTGACTCATACTCATCGCCCCAGATGGTTGGAGAGAAAAGGGGTCAGTATGGAGACAGAAATTATAACAATACAATCCTGGCGGCGCAAATCCGGAAGTTCTCACATATTTTTCCACGAAATTATAGACACCGGAAGGTAAAATGTTCTCTCTATAATGTCCATCCATCAATATTCCAAGCGCGACTAAAATGCTCTTCACATTTTGTGGATTATATACGCCGGTAGTATACAATCCGGATAATGTTCCGTCTGGATTTAAACCTGGACCCAAGAATGGAGGACCGTGTGGATCTGGATTCGGCACATTTCCAGCAGTCGTTGCAGGAGTGATATCTTGAGGCATGTATTCATAGGGCCAATTCGTATAATTCGACCACTGGTTTCGAAGATTGACATCACTTCGTTGAAAATAAAACATCCAACTGATCACCATACCCAAGGAATCTAAATCGATTCTATTTTGCCCTGTTATGTTATAAAAGGGTTTTTCATAGACTTGTTTGATTAAATATTTTTGTTCATTTTTGGCAAATAAATTCGTCTCGTCATTCGAGAGAAAACAATAGGTGCAATTCAGATTGATATCTGCAAACCAGTTCGTTCTGGTGTCGATATAGGAAGTCGGTCCCAATTCTTGGTCAGGAGGAGTCTGTAAAAATCGATAGAATTGCATATAATATTGGTTAAAATTGGGAGCGACTACAGGATAGTTGTTGGTATAATCCATGACATCTCGAATACTGAACCATTCATTGATCGGTCTGAAGGTAACATTGATGACTAACTCGTTATATTGCAGGGCAACCAATGGAAATGCCTGATAACTCGATAAATTGAACCATGCACCGAGCGGAATCCAAAGCGTTCTACCAGAAATAGATGGTTGTGCACCGGCAGGACTGGTTGTATAATAAGCATTTGGATAGGCATTCACACGAGGTTCTACATTGGCAGGATCATTCAGTTCAGGAACATTTCCAATCATTTCGTTGAACAGTGCCAATTTTTGTCCAGTGAAATCGCGTTGTGCAGATGCTAAAATGTATTGACCGGAATATTGTTGAAGTTGTTGGTTTCCACAATGAATGGTTATTTTACGGATGATTTGGGCACCCAGATTTTTGATCCACTGAAATTCATACGGCGCCCAGTCAGAATATCCAGTGGATCCATCGGAATTGGTATAAGATTGTGGCGGAATAACAGGAGACCATATATTGGGTAAGGTTATGCAGATATAACAATCCATTAATAGTTCTGCATATCGTTTGATTTTAAAGGTGAATGTGCTATCTGCAGTGAGACTGAGTTGTGGAGTGCCTTCATAATCAATCCGAAAATTTTGTTTGGCGAAATTGGTGCATTGTTTGAAAGATGCTTTCCAGAATGATTTGGTGGGGTTTCCATATAATATGAGATTGGTTTGTCCTTGAGACACTAATTGCATTAATCCGCCGGCCATATATTAAATATACTATATATTTTTAATTCTATTATATTATAAAATACTTATATATATTAACAATGTCGACAACCAATGCTGGCAATTATTTATCTCAACTTCAGAGTTTAGACGAAAATTTCCAATCATATATGATACTTGGATTTACCTTTGTGATTTTAATCATCTATATCGGATATTTGATTTATCTCTCTAAACTCCAACATTCAGAATGCGATTACATGAATGATTTGTATTCATCCCTCGATGGAAATATAAGACCTATCACATCTTCTGATCCAGACTGTAGTGGCAATTTATATGACTATTATGTAAAAACTGCTTATAATGCATGTTCTGGTGGCGGTTATAAAAACGATTTTGTCGATATATGCAATTTGAAAGCGGTGATCAAACAAGGCGTCCGATGTCTCGATTTTGAGATTTATTCGGTCAATAATCAACCTGTGGTTGCAACGAGTACCTCCGATAGTTATTATGTCAAGGAAACATTGAATTCGGTGAATTTTTCGTCGGTGATGGACACGATTCGCAATTATGCATTTTCAGGATCGACCTGTCCAAATCCAACGGATCCTTTGCTTATTCATTTGCGATGTAAGAGTAATAACCAAACCATGTATACCAATTTAGCAAACATATTTCAATCCAATACTGATATCATGTTGGGTATGAATTATAGTTTTGAAGCAAGTGGACAAAATTTAGGAAGTGTTCCTTTACTTCAACTACAGAATAAAGTGGTGTTGATAATAGATAGAAGTAACACTGCCTTTTTGGAAAATGAACAACTGGTTGAATATGTCAATTTAACCAGTAATTCTATCTTTATGAGAGCATATGACTATTATAATGTTCAGAATAATCCAGATATTAATGAATTGACAGAGTTTAATAGACGAGGGATAACGATTGTGTTACCTGATAATGGTTCGTCGCCTTCCAATCCAAGTGGTATGGTATGTCGCGCCAGTGGTTGCCAAATGATTGCCATGCGATACCAATTGGTGGATAATTATTTAATGGATAATGCGTTATTTTTTGATCGAGCAGGATATGCATTTGCGTTAAAACCTGATGATTTGCGATATAAACCAGTCACTGTTCCAGCACCAACGCCTCAATTACCAGAATATTCTTATGCAACGAGAACAACCACAACTGACTATTATAGTTTTAGCACTTAATAAAATAATCTATTTAATATATAACACATGTCGAGAGAAAAAAACGTTTGCAAAGGGGTATCGTTTGCAGATTGTGAATTGGCAATATTACGTATGGCGGTAGATAAAGCGGAAGAAAAGATGGGTAAACGTGTCGCGAATTCAGACGATGTTCAAAAAATCATTGACATATTAGAGGAATTCATTAAACGCAAGAAGGAGATATGTTATGGGGGAACGGCAATCAATAACATTTTACCAGAAGAAGACCGATTTTATAATAAAGAAGTAGAGATACCGGATTATGATTTTTTCTCTCAACATGCGATGGAAGATGCGAAAGAATTGGCAAATATTTATTATAAGAAGGGATTTATAGATGTGGAAGCGAAATCCGGACAGCATCATGGCACCTATAAGGTATTTGTCAATTATATGGCAGTTGCAGATATAACCCAAGTGCCGAAAGAAATCTTCAGTTCATTGAAAAAAGATGCAATGAGTGTGGGTGGAATATTATATGCACCACCCAACTTTTTAAGAATGTCGATGTATTTAGAATTATCCAGACCTGCAGGAGATATCAGTCGCTGGGAAAAAGTATTGAAACGATTAACCTTATTAAATAAAAATTATCCCATTACAGATATAGACTGTAACAATATTGATTTCCAGCGTGAAATGGAGTCCAGATTGGATGAAGATAAAATATTTGAAACGGTCAGAAATACTTTGATCAATCAAGGCGTCGTTTTCTTTGGCGGATTTGCCAACATTTTATATTCGCAATACATGCCTGCAAAATCCAGGAAAAAATTGGAGAAAATCGCGGATTTTGATGTCTTATCGAATGATCCGGAAAATAAGGCGCAAGATATTAAAAAACGATTGGACGATAATGGTGTGAAGAACGTGACGATTATTAAACAAAAGGAGGTGGGAGAAATTATTCCAGAACATTATGAAGTGAAGATTGGGAAGGATTCGATATTGTTTATATATAAACCGATTGGATGTCATAGTTATAATGTGTTGATGATGAGTGGTAAAAAGGTGAAGGTGGCAACAATAGATACGATGTTGAGTTTCTATTTAGCGTTTTTATATGCAGATAGACCTTATTATAATCAGTTTATAGAGAGAATATTATGTATGTCTACATTTTTGTTTGACGTTCAGCAAAAAAATAGATTGGCACAAAAGGGGTTATTACGAAGATTTAGTATCACATGTTATGGTCATCAACAATCGGTGGAAGAATTAAAGGCAGAAAAGGCTGCTAAATATAAGGAATTGAGTGCGAATAAGGATAAGAAGCAATTTGAAGAATGGTTTTTGAGTTATAAACCGGATGCTAACGATGATAATAAGAAAGAAAAAGATACAATAAAAGAGAAAAAGAATGATAAAAGAAAGACAAAGAAACGGATACATAAAAGAAATAGAAAGTCATCCTCCTTATTCAACTTGTATAAAACAAGGAAGAACAAAAAATACTTTTAAGGATCTGGTCTCGCACAAAATCCACCAGGACAATCCATATGAGAAGGTTCTTCTTTTCCGGTCGACTGTTTGTTCATATAAAATTTATATACAAACATTCCAATAAAGAGCACGACAAGTGCAGCGCCTATATATAAAAACATTGTATTATCATCAGAGCTATTATTTATAACTTGATTCACATCGCTTATTCCTAAAGAAAACGCCGGATCAGAAATATCAATATCCATGTATATTTTGCCAATATTTACCATTTTCTATTTAAACTCAATTTCGGCAAAATATGTCACAACGGCAAAATATGTCACAACGGCAAAATATGTCACAACGGCAAAATATGTCACAACGGCAAAATATGTCACAACGGCAAAATATGTCACAACGGCAAAATATGTCACAACGGCAAAATATGTCACAAC